ATTGTATATAAAGTGTTTGTTTGTTTTTTTCTATGAACTAATATAGTATTATCTATCATAGAATCTTTTGCCGAATTACCTACATCTACATTGTATGTAAGCATGATTTTTTCACCATCCAAGCTTTCTAGCACAAAAATTTTATCAAAGAGGATAACATAGGATGATTGAATGGTGTTTGTAATTTCTTCAAAGTTGTCTAATGTAGCAAAAGTACAATATAATCGATTGTTCATATAAACGGAATTTTTCCGTCTATAAATATGGAATTTAGCTTAGAGCACCATAATGTGTACCTGTCTTAATTTTTACAGGAAATTTATCACTGAGTATTGTTTCTAAATAGGATAATATATTTTTACCATCTGATTTAGCTACATCAAATACAAACGCATCGTATATGTAAAGAACTAATCTTGTTTGTTTATCTTTTAAATAATCCTGTATTATTTTCATTTTACGGATATTGGTTTCTGTTTCGGTTGCCTGTATATAATAATTAAATAATCTTTGAGCATTTAAATTACCATAATATTCTTTAGTAAATGTATAACTACCACATTTGATTTCTCCTTTCTTATTAAATTCTTCCCAAATAATATCTATAAAGTTCTGTGTTTTTCTAAAGAAAGGGTGTTTTAAGTTCGCCTTGTCTATACCTCCATATATTTGTTTGAATGTAAGTGTTTTACTTTCTTTATATTGTTGTGGAGTAATTTTCTTGGATTTAAAGTAAATTTCCGCAAGTGTGGTGTGTACATTGCCCGCGAATTGATAATCGACTATATCGCCGATTAGGCGGGGATGATACCCATCATAATCCATCTCAACAAAAAAATCATTGTCTGGTTCGAATGAATCTCTCTCACCATTGTCGTGTTTTAATCCCACAAAATTTATGTCATTAAAGTTATTTACAGGTCTCCCAGTTGCTGTGTATGGGTGATACCATCCGTATATATGGTCTTCTTTTATGGAGAATTTTTTATTTCTTGGTTTGAAATAGTCATCAAACTTATTATTGAATTTTAATGTGTTATTTTCCAACTCATATAAGACAGGTAATAATATCGAATCATAATAATCATTAGTTTCATTTGAAGATCTTGCGATTACTGTGCGTAACATTGCTTCGCAGCGCTCTAGGTGCTTCCCAATAGGTATCATTTTATTTACCTTAGTATGTGGGAATTTTCGGTAATACCATGCGTGTGCTTGGGTGTTGTTCGTCCAAAGTTTAGGTTGTTTGGAACCATGGATGGTGTGTCGTATATCCGTATATGATAGTTGGGGGGCCGCGTGTAAAGCGGCTTTTTTATCAAAAACTAAATAATTTCTACCCTTTAATAAATCAAAAATAACATCTCTGTCTTGGTTTATGCATTCTAAATGGTTTAATGGGATAATATAGCTTTCTTTGTTTAAATTAAGATAAATAGCTATTATTTCTGCTAACGCAGGGTGTGTGTTATCATTACCATAAATAAAATCAATATATGGTAAATCGCTAGATATTAGCTTTTTTTCTAGTAAGTTTAGTTGGTTTTCTGTTTCAATAAGATAGAACATACCTTAATGTAAGAAAGTTTTATCTAATAACCACCTCCTTCTGAAGGGGTTGTTTTATCATTTAGGGTATTATCACCAATTGAAGAAACAGTTGAAGTTTTAGTTGAAATCGTTTCTGTTATCTGGTCTTGATATTCTGCATATGTTAATTCATCTTCATTATAATTTACCCATGCTGCACACCAGTAGTTGTTTCTTATAGGTGCATTCCAATAATTACATAAACCCCCATTGTTAAAATAACAAGAATTACATTTTTGGTTTTCAGTTAGGATTTTTTCTATTGGTTTAGGTGACCCATATCCTGAAGGTAAATTATTTGGAAGGGAAACTCCATCAGTATATTGTCTTCCCTCAATATTATATAATTTAAAATTGTCTGGATCTATTAACTTATCAGGTGATTTGATTTCTTTTTGTGAATTAGTATAATCTATAGCTGCTTTTAGTTGGGCAGTAGTTAAACCCTTATTGTTATAAGGATCATAATTATTTAATTTATTAAAAATATTTAAATTTTTATCTGACTTATATTCTTTTAAATTTTTAAAACATAAAGATAAACCTGGATAATCAATTTCTGCTGTTTTTAGGGTATTAATATTAATAATGTGGGTGTCTCCTACTAATGCCCATTCTATTTCCCCCACTGTGTATAGGTTAAAATCATATTCGGGTTTTTCGCTTTTTATAGAAGTATATGTTTTTTTATCTATTTCAAAATAACCATACTGTGAGTTGATTCTTATTGCAAAATACCTAGAAAATTTAAACTTTTCATAGTCCTTTTCTGTTGGTTTTGGTTTATTATTAGGTATGATTTTTAATTTTTCAATATTTTTCTTAAGTTTTTCATTTATAATATTATATATTTTAGTGCTTCGAACATTTTTAAATTTAAAATCCGAAATAGTTAAAGGAGTTTTTTCTAACAAATTACCCCCCATTAATTTATAAGGATCTTCCCCCGCATAGTACTTCCCATCGGCTGTTTCTATGTAAGGGCCTATATAGGGTTTCCCCCCCTTTATGAAACTGAATTCATCTTCACCTGCTATTGCTTTTGTTATTTTATGTTTAGGAATATATGCCATTTATTTGTCTTCTTGTTCTCTCGAACCCCCAGGCCCATATTTGGTACCCTCGTTATGAGACATTAAAACATCCATTCTCATCCAACCTGTTTTGCTCGTCTTCCATAAATGTCCATAATCAGCACCCTTTTCCCTTACTTTATCAGATTTTGGAATATATATCGCACCTGGTTTGAATTTATCCTGTGCATTTTTACCAAATTGAATCTTATACCAGGGCCAACCTTCATTATTAATTTCTGATTTGCTTACTGGTTCATTCAAATTGGGAGAACCATCAGGGTTTGCCCTATACCATTTGTCTTTTTTAATAGTTTCCCCCTCAACCCTAGCGAATATTAATGTTCTCATGGTGTCTATTACTGTACCTAAGTATAGTCCTTTTTTTCTTTTAGGGAATAAACCTATAACATTATCATAGTAATCCAGTGCACGCTCTTCATTATTTATTGAATATGTTTGTCTAACGTGAGTACGGTCAGAATTCATCTTTAGATATAATTTATGTCCCACTCTTACCTTATCCATGCCTCTGTCTATGGTACCTTGTTCTTCCATATTTATTCTTTCAGAAGAATTTGCAACATATAGGTTTGTAGTGGGGGCATCTTCGTCAAACAGGTTATAATCCATCCCATCCCAACCATCAGTGCCTTTAGTTCCTTCTTTTGGTTTTACAGGTAACATAATCATTTGACCTGTGATTTTAGTTGTCCAATCCTGTCCAGATGTTATTGTTTGTTCTTCCCCCATTACTACAAAGGCTATATTTGCGTCTTTATAACCTTTAGGTAATCTAGATGAGGGGATTTTAAATACATTTCCTATTACTATACCCCCCATTCCATCTAAAGTAGCGGTGAATTTTAAAGGTATAATAGCAGATGTGGGTTTAGAAGCTATTTCAGCTATTACTTCCCCTTTATAATGATCGCCTGAGTCTTGTGGATACATTTGAATTAAATCATCAGCTGCTCTTTTAACAGCACTTACTAAACCTTTATGTTTTCCTATTTCTTCAGATCTTACAGAGTCTCCCCCATCTCCAATAATTAGAAAATTTCCTAATACAATATCATCCATATGTTTAGCTAAAGATGTTAAACCTGTTGTATATGTTTTCATGTTTTCATCAAACTCAGCTGCCATTGTTTGTTTTTCTTCTTCTGTAGGTTTTGTTGGGGTTTTAGGTGTAATAAAACTTGCAAATCTATTTGAAATATTTTTATGAAATGCTCCAAATGAAGCTGCTTCTAAACTGTCTACATTTTTAGGGGCTTGTGCAGCTATAGCAATAGTAGAAGACATTGCACTAGGGATAGATGTATTGTAGGCAAAATCTCTTACAATAGAATCATTACTTTGAATGTTTAGTTCTATAATATCTTCTTGTTTAAGATTATTATTTTCTTGATATCTCATGTCTACTACCCTAACTAAATTAGGTCGTTCAAAGTCTGTGGTTATTTTAAAGTCGTGATTACCCCCACAAGCTTCATTTACATTATCCCATATTTTTTTAACATAATCATACATGTAAAATTCTTCCTTTATTGCTCCATCTTCCTCATATTTCATACTTTGGTATGTTTGTTGGAGTCTTTGTATATTAAAATATATATGACCTATATAATATTTTTTTTCATGATCCGTTAAATTATAATTTAACATTGCTTCTACTTCTTCTCCTAGTTTAGGATCTCCTGTAGGGGGTAGGATTCCATTAGATGAGAACTTTGCTGATAATCTTTTTGATCGGGGGCTGTCCAAAGCTTCTACATCTTGGCCAGGAAATAAACAAACTGTAGGGTCTAGTGAATTGTCTAGAGCTCCTGCTTGTCCTAATATTGTTTTATCTTCAAGGGGGTTAAATAGTTTAGACATTAAAACAGGGCTTATATGTTTTCCTGCTCTAGGTTTTGATGTGTTTATAGGTAAATCTTCATTTATAAGTTGACAACAAGTCATTGTAAATGCAGGTTTACTGTCTTTTTCATTTTTAGGTATAAAATGAGCATTAAAAAGTTCACACAGAGCATCCCACCTTATATAACCATTAGCTGTTGTTGTGTCGTCTGCTTTTCTTTCAGCTTTAGTAGTTTGAGTTTTTCTTGTTCTAATGTAAGGTTCTAAATCTTTGTTCCCTTTAACTCCTAAATATTCAGCTATTTTTGCTGTGTATTTTTCTCGTTTAAGCTTATTTTCTGCTTTTGCTTTTCTCGCATACTCGCTAGTTTGGACCATACCATAGGTGGATGTGTACATGTAGTATTTGATATGTGTGCCGAAATTACCAACCATAATTAATATTTTTAGTTATTATATACATTCTACTTATGATGATAATGGTTTACCACGTAGGGTTATTTTGTAATTCAATTAATTTTGCTACTTCGTTTAATATAGTTTCCATTTGGTCTGCTTTTAATAATTTTCCATTTTCATCATAAAATGATGTTTTAGAAGCTTTTAAAGATTCTATTATTTCCCCCGTGGATGTTATTTCTGTTGTGCAATCGAAACCCCCATCTGGTCTTGCTTTATAATTAAAATTCTTACATATCCCCATCATACCATCATAATTACCTCCAGTTGATATTTTGTTTTCTATAATTTTTTTATTTATAATTTCTTGGCTTACATTTTGGTCAAAAAATTCATAAATGTGGGGGAATTTAGATGTATTATTACCATCATTGTCTATATATGTTGTCCAACCCCATTCTAGTAAAATAGAGTAACCTGGACGCATATAAAGTAATTCTAAAATTTCTAACTGACGTTGATTATGACATTTAAAGTTTATTTTAGCTTCACGAAGTGAACCATACGCTGATTTTGTTCTAATGTTAGCATCTGTAATACCGGGCATAGGTACTATACCATAATTGTCAGGACTTGTTCCTGCGTTTGCTCTTATTAAAGGATCCCCATATTGAAATCCAAATCCCCTATTGCCTGAACCGGGAAAGCCACTTCTTAAAGCGTGTACTGGGGATTTTGTTCCATCTGGGTTTTTTCTATCAATGTTAATTAAAGTACCTCCTTCTAAAACATATCTTAAAGCCAAACCTGCACCTACTAAATCATCTGGGTTTTCATATTTTCCTCCCTCAAGTAAATCACTTGCTTCGGGTTTTAAATCTACCCCTGAAGACATCCTTATTACACAAGATCTACCAATGGTGTTTGTGTAAAATGCTCCTGGGGGTAATGTTACTTCTCTTCCTTTCGGTAATATAACCTTTTTTGGGTTATTCATTCTACCACCACCATCATTACCTAAAGAAACTATTGCTTCTCTAATTTTTAACTGTTGGGATATGTATTTTCTAAAACTTTCTTTAAAAATAGACATAATTAAGGGTTTATTCTTTCAAAATTGTAAAGGATACTATCTATATTAACGGGTATTCTAATTTGTATCCCTACAGGCATAAAAAAACTGTCTCTTTTTAATTTATCAGGGTTTGATTTTACTATAACCCACCATAAGTCAGGGTCATTATAATATTGGTATGCCAAAGAATCAAGTCTTTCACCTATTTTAGTTATAATATAAACATCACTAATATCCACGGGAATTTCAGGATATTTTAAATATTTAAAATATCTTTTTTTGTTATCCGTTGATTTTATTTCTTGGTTTCTTATTCTATTCATAGTTTAAAATATTATACTCCTTTAGAAACAACTCTAAATTTAGCATTAGATTTAAATGTTGGTGTTCCTGTTTTAGGGAAACTTACACCATCCATATATTCCCCAGACATTCCAAATCTATATTTATAATCATTCATTATTTCATCTTTACCTCCTTGACCTGCTACATTGGCAACACCATATTTTATAAAGGGTAAACCTACATTATTTGCTACTTCTGTAATTCCCTCGTTATTCCCCCCATCTGTCCAGCTAAAGGTATATTCTATTGGTATTTTTTCTGGATTTGGTTCTTCTTTAGGGGGTGGTGTAGTATTATTAGTTGATTCAGCATCTCCTTCCCCACTAGTCTTTGGTGTAGGGGTTTGTGCAGCTTTTTTAGCTTCTGCTTCTTCATTAGAAGCTCCTTCATTCCCTTCATTTGATTTAGATTCTGTTGGTTCTTTACCTTCTTCATCACCTTTTAATACATCATCTGTTGTTGTTTGGTTTCCTGTTTCATCGGGTATTGTTTCCTCTAAGGGTGAAAGAGGGTCTAATTCCATCCTTTTCCTTAACCCACCTACTGTAGCTTCATCTAAATTTTCAGCTGCTCCCGCTTTATACCATTGTTCGCCTTTTTGTAAACTTCTATTATTAATGTGAGATAATATGAATGGTGAATCTGTAATTGATTTTTTAGGTAAGAAATTATGTACGGGTGTAAAGCTAACACTAACATCTAATACATGAGGTAATACTAATATGTCTCTTTTAGTTTTTTCAGGACCATCTAATGCTATTTCCCAAGGATAATTTTTATTCCATTTTAAAGATACACTATTTAACACACCTGGAACCCTATCTATCATAGAACCAATGGTTAATCTAATAAAAGGTGTTCTCATACGAGTTACCTTATATTCTGGAGCTACATTACTTACTAAAAAATTTAATTTTCTATAAAGAGGCATCATTTCATGACGAGATTGGGCTGCTATTTTGAAACTAAATGATATTTTTCTTTTAAATGAATTATATGTATAGAATTCTTCACCTCTACCATTATATTTAAAAGTATTATGGGAAGTATTATAATTATCATTAAAACCGTCTAAAAACGCTCTAAATATCATAGAATCTGATTCATCGGGTTTATCTGAATCTACTGCCTCAATTCTAAATCTAATTAAATCTCTATATTTTTGACTTGTAAAGTCTCCTTTAGTTCTTATTATATCTAATGCATTTATCTTATCTACAGTTTCGGGTGTGTATACTGTGTAATCTAATCTTCCTTTTTTATCTACTGCTCTATTTAATCTCTTTCCTGGATTACCTAAGTTTACTCTTTCTTCCCTAATATATTTAACACCATCTCCCTCTTTCCCGGTTTTTAATTGGTAATCTGACCAACCTCTGCCCATATTTTTTCTAAAGTCTGTTATTCCTGATGATTTTGCTTGGTATGCTAAGTTTACATCAAAGTCAGCGTTAGCATATATTAATTTTTTACCTGTTCTATCTATTTTTTGTGATAGACCTGGTTCCTCGATATTAGGATGTACATCATTAATGGTGTAAGGGTATCCTTGAGTGTAAACTATACCTCCATCTCTATCTTCTATAGTTTTTGAATCTATTTTATAAGGTGAGTAAGAATCATCCTCAATTCCCGCTTGATAATTTATTGAACCATTATTTAATAAATTTAATTTATTAAGTTTTGACCCAGGACCTGATATTGGTTCATAACGTTTAAGTGTAGTTCTACCAATACCATATATTGAATGGGGCCCTCCTGAATATTCATATAAGTTTGTATCAGAGGTTAATGAAGATAAATTTAATAGCCTATTCCCCTCAAAGTTTCCTTTATCTTGATAACCAGTTACATTTATATCTGCTTTAGCTTTTACATTAAATTCATATTTTGTATCCTCAGTTGAATCTACACCATATCCCTGTTTTATACCATAAGAATTAGGTAATAATCCTGCCCTATTTAAATGGAGACCTGCGAAATTGGTTAATGATTGGGCTATTGTGTTTATACCTAGGGGATTGTATACCCTACTAGTTCCCCCTAAATCTATTCCTAAGAATGATACGCCTTTTTCTTCAGTTTTAGGGTTTGATCTTTGCAAGCCTGTTTGAGTAAGTAACCATGCTGGTCCTCCTGGCCCATCATATGCCCACTTTCCTATTCTTAAAACATCCTGAGCTGATCTTTTAATTGAAGTTAATAAACCTCCTCTAATTAAACCGTCTGTTGCACTGTCTACAAAATCTCCTACTTGATCTAAAAATCCTGTGTCTCCTGGGTTGGGAACATCAGGTAATTGATCAGCAGATAATTTACCACTGTATAAGTAAGGTTCATTACTAAAAGCTCCTCCTGGTCTGTCTGATGTTCTTCCTTTTCCAAACTCAAAAGATTTTTGTCTAAATACACCTTCAAATACTGGTGTGTAAGAATTCCCATAATTAAACCCACCCGATGTTGAGGGGTTATTATGGTTGGGATAAGCATTTACCCCAGAAGTTAAATCTGTAAGAAGAGCTTTTAATGCCATTTTATGTTATATTAAGATGGTAAGTTGTTTAAATACTCACCACTTAGTGGTAACCCACCATCCATATCTTGGTAAGGTGAGTTTTGTGAACCACCAGGTACTGATGATAATAATGAATCTTGTTGTAATGTTGAATCCTTTCCTAAATCAAATTGAGGACCTTGTGCTCCATCTAAATCTTGGTAAGGTGAATTTTGTGAACCACCAGGTACTAATGCTAATGAACTTTCATGTACTTGAGATGCTATAGTTTTTTCTCTCTGAAAGGGTGTTGGTGTTTCTGATGTTACATCAATATTCAAATCTTGATAAGGTGAGTTTTGAGACCCTCCTGGTACTACATCTAAGCTGTCTATGTGTTTTTGAGATGCTGCATCTATAGGTAATTGTGATTGGGGTCCTTGTTGCCCATCTAAATCTTGATAAGGTGAATTATTTGGTGAAGATTGGTAAGTTTCTCCTGTGTTTGTGCTTGACACATCTTGTGATAATAAATCCACCATATGATCATCACTTGAAAAAGGTGAATTACTTGTACCATTTAATGTGTTAAAATTGGTACCAGGTGTTGCGTTGGCTACTGTGTTGCCTTCAACTCCTAAAATTACTGTGTCTAAATTTGATTTTAAATCTTTTAATCCCATAATTGTTGTGTTTTGTTATAAATATATTTTATTCGAACTTATGTTCAAAATTCTTATTTCTTGATTGATAATTTGCATCATTTAATCCGTAGGGAGATGCTACTACTACCCCTGGTTCTCTTACGGCATTTAAAACGGCGTTTGTAAATTCTGTCATATCTTGACCACCTCCTACCACACCTCCATCTTTTGCGTATCCTTTTCCTCCTGTGTTCATAGAATGTAAATTTTCTATTCCTACACTTTGAACTCCTGACCTACTCATTATAAATTCGCCCTGTTCTGCTTCTATCATGGTTCCTCCTGATGAATGTCTGTTTCCACCTATCATACCCCCCTTTTCTGCTTTATTAAGATACTTAGCTCCCATAATTCCTACTGTAGCTGCCGCTGCTAATCCTAATGCCCAACCTACAACGGGAATTGCTGATAAACTTTTAATTGCCCCCATTATAGCACTACCTATTTTTTTACCTAATGTTTGATTTTCTAATACTTTTTCAGCTTTTTTCTTACCTAACATAGTTGTTTGGTATGCTAATGCCATTTTATCTATAGCTAACATTCCTTTTTTATATAAACCCCATGCTTTAGTAACTGTATAGATGGTTGCTATTCCTGCGGATAAGGATCCTACCAATAGTTGCATTCCTGTTAATGATTCAGTTGAACCTGAAAATAAACCAGCTATTTTACCCATAGATTCTAAAATATAACCTATTGGTTCTAATGCTAGAGTTAATAAATTTAAAAATTGCCCTACAGGACCCCCAACTAAATCAACAAATACGCCTTTTAATTTCATTACTGCGTCTGCCATTTGTTCTTCAACATTTCGTGCTTCCAATCTGTCTGCTAAGGCGCCTTTTCCTTCAGCTCTTAATTGTTCCGCTGATTTATTCATTACCTCTTGATCAAACATCATATCGGACATTGAATCCGCTGACATTCCAAATGATTTAGCTAAAGCTTCTTGTTGTAAAACATTCATTTTTTGAAAGTCAGTAAAAGTTCCTGCTTCTTTAGAAATTTCTTTAGCTAAACCTTCATAATCTCCTGTTAATGCCAACATTCTGGCTTTTTCTAGGTTTAATTCTTTTCCAGTAAGTAATTCTGCTTCTAATTCTGATTCAATAGATGATTCAAAATTTAATAATGATTTAGCTGTATTTGCTACTTGTGATAATTCTAATCCTAATGATGCTGCAACGGCAACGGCTTTTCCTATTTCTTCAACACTACCCCCCAATTGAGATCTCATTTGTCCCGTAATTTTACCTGATTTTTCTAGTATGTCTTTATAATCAAGCGCTATACCTGTTTGTACTCTGACAGAATTAGTAGTAGCTAGGACACTTTCTTTCTGGTCCTTCATAGATTTACCTACTACAAGAGAAGATTTTGCAAATCCCCCAATAGATTCAGCTGATAATCCTATTTTTTCAGACATAACAGTTGCTTCCTTAGTCATTTCCATAGAGAAATTAGCTGCTATACCTAATTGACCTTGAAGCATACTAAATGCTGCTAACATTCTTTCAGCATTGATAGCCATATCGCCTGAAGAAGCAGCTGCTACAGACATTTCGTTTCTTAGTCCTGTTGCTTCTTGACGAGATATGCCCATTCCTTTCTGAAGGTCGGTAAGTTGTTTATCAAATTGTAAACCTGATTTAATTAACGCTGTTATAATGGTTAAAGGATCAAGCATTCCTGATTTGATCTGCTTTCCTACTTCCATAATTCCCACCTTCATGGTAGAGAATTTATTATTTATAAGCTTACCATTTTCATCAACTTGACCAGCATGGTCTCTCATTTTTTCAAGAGCCCCATCAGCATCTGTAAATTGGCCAATTATGGGAATTTTGGATATTCCCTTCATAAGTTTACCAGTGAGGCCCATATTTTTATTTATAGCCTCTTGATGTTTATTTTCTTCTTGTAAACCCTTTACTATTTCATCAACTTCCCCCTTTGTTTTATTTATGATATAAAGTTGTCGTTCTTCAACACTCATATTTTTAATACGAGTTGCTAAACCTTTTTCTTGACTTGATACTTGGCTTTGTATTTTTGCTTGTAATTCAGTGTCTATTTTGAGGCCTTTAGCTTTATCACTTTGCATTTGAGCTAGTGTAGCTTTTTGGTTTACAAGACCTTTTTCAATGTTAGCAGCAAGCTGGAGTGATTTCTGATTAATACCTTGATTATCTTTAAGGATTTTATTTCTTTGTAATTCTAATTCATTAGCTTTACCTGTGAATTTAGATAAATCTTTTTGGACTTCTTTTGTGTCTGAATAGCCCTTTTTCATTTTTTGAACAGCATCAACCAATTGATTAGATAAGTTTAATGATTTCTTCTCAATTGTAGTTCTGTTCTCTATAAGACTAGTAGCAAACTTAAGCTGATCATTTAAATCTACTACTCTATCATAGTATTTGTCTAAATTCTTAGTTGCTCTTGCGTCTGGTCCTCCTGAAAATTTTTCTTCTTCGTCTGCCATAATGTAAGATTATTCGCGTATAAATATAAAAAAAGGAAAAGTGCTTAAGCACCTTTCCTATTTATTAAAGTAAAATTGGGAACTTGGATCTATATTAGGTCTAGATATTTCACCATCTCCTATATTAGAACGCCCTTGGGCTTTTTCTGCTTCCTCATTTTGTTTTTTATTGAATTCGTTGATTTTATCAATGTGAAATCTTCTCATCCAAATGGGCATGTTATATACTTCCGAGTGTATGAATCCACCGCCATGGTACACTAGATCATGGATCTCCGTAAATAATAACTGCCTATAATTCGACGTCAGGCCAAAAAAAGTTAGCGTTGATGGGGACTGTTATTCCTTCTTGAATATGCCCATCCTCAAATTCAACTTCAAAATCTAAATCGATGTCTGGTTGAATGTTATTAATATATGCTCTTAATGCTCTAGCGTCTCTAGCTAACAATTGTATATCTACAAATTGTCTGATTGTCTTTTTTTCATAATCACCATCTACTGATAAAATTAAATGTTTCATTCTAGTAGATAATTCAGGAGATGCCTTTTTATTGATCTTTTTAAGACCTTTTAATTCAGCTTCGATTTTCTTTTCATCTGCTTGTGTTAAAAGTTTAAAAGTAAGAGTTTTCTTTGAAGTAGGTAAAATAAATTCAAATTCATTTTTACCTTCTTTCATTAAACTTTCATCTATTACTTTATCTTCAGCATTGGTTAAATCAACTGTTACCGTTTCCATTTCGTTGGTTTGGGGGTGTGTTGTTTTAAAAGAATATTCTGCTCCATATCCTAAAATTCTAGACGCTACTAATACTGCATTTTTATCTCCAATTAATAAATCACTGTAGTCAATTGGTGATAATATCAAAGATTGTAGTAATTTATCAATTACTGTTCCATTTGATATGTAATTTTGGTTTGTAAGGATATCTTCCTCACGTGCTGTCATATATTTCATTTCTATGACTCCACTTCTTAGTGGGGATCCTTCGGGATAAAGTAAACCTTTTGAGGGTAATGTTACTTCTTCGGAAGGAAACTGGTGTTTTTTTTCTGTTTGTTCCATAACGTTATTTTAATTAAAACTGGTTCAGATATACATATATAGAAACAAAAAAGGACGCCAAAAATGGCATCCTATCTTGTAATTTTGGGAGAGAAATATTTTTAATAGTTTAATATAGCGTAATCCATTCTAATTGTTACTGCAATATTCATTGGTGTGTCTGAAGCCCAATCAGCATCTCCAAAGTTAGCGGATTTTACATAAGCTCCTTTACAAATCCATTCTTCAACAACATCACCTACAGGACCTAATGCGTTAAATCTAATGTCTTTTTTATAGAAATCAGAATAACCATCTCTACCTGTAACTGCCTCATGTGACAAACGAATCCATTCCATTACTGCTTGTGCTCCTGATGGTGTTACTGGATCATATAAGTCAGCTGTAATATCTTGCCAGTCTGCTTTTCCTTTGATTTTTCTTTTCACGTTAATGTGATCAAGAGTTACATCATTGAATGATACATTTGGTCTTCCTACTTTTTTAACTAGGAATGCTGGAATTCCATCGATGTACATTACAAACCTATTCTGTAGTTTAGGTTCGAATGCTGTGAACATCATTTCGTTTGTATTTAATATTGCCATCTTTTTGTTTGGTTTTTTATTGTTCTATTATAAATATAAATTTTTTTAACTTTTTATGCAAATGTTGCTCCTGTTGGTAAAATGTTAAAGTCTAAGATTATGAATTCAGCTGTTTTAGTTGGTTGTAAATAAATTCCACCTACTAATTGATTTCTATCGATTTCAGCTGCTGTGTTATTACCTTCATCCATTTGTACTCTAAATGCATACAATCCTTGTCTTTGTTGTACTGATTCTAAATATGGGTTAACAATGTTTAAGAATCTGTTTCTTGTTTGAATTGTATTTTGTTCAAATACTAAGTATCTTGAAGAACTTGCAATGAATTTCTTAACTGCAATTAATAATCTTCTAACATTAATTCTGTCAAGAGCTGTTGGTCTTGTTTGAAGTGTTTTCTGACCCCATATACAAACTCCTGTTCTAGGGAATGTAGCTATTGGGTTGACTTTTCCTTCATATAAACTATCTCTTTCAGCTTGATTTAATCTAATTTTAGCTTCTAATACGTTTCCTAATACACCTCTATTTAAACCTGCAGGTGCAAACCATTCAGCAGCAATGTTGTCTGACGCAGCTATTGCACCAGGCACTATAACTGAGGGAGGGACAAATACTGGCTTGTTAATCGATGTGTCTAGCACTTTTATCCATGGGTAATATACAGCAGCGTAATTACTGTCTAAACTTGATGCTTCATTTACTGCTGTTGATACTTTATCATTAAGTGTTGTTAAATCCATTACATAGAAACAATCTCCTCTATCTTCTGCCATTGTAGTAGCAGCGTCTGTTGCTGAAGAGTGGATTCTTTTTATTACACCAGGTAATACAAGCATATTCATGTCGTATTCATCTTGATTTGAAAGAATATCTAAAGCTTTCTTATATGCTGTATAACCAGTAGCACTTGTTGAGCTTAAATCCATACCTTGCATATTAGCTGCGGTAATATTTTCTCCTGTGTTGTAAATTTGTGATGTTTTATATCCATCATACCCTCCTTGGAATGGTACTGAAAATTTAAGTTGTGAAGCTGCTGGACCGTTTGTTCCTGTTTGGTCAATAGATGCACTTAAAGCTCCTGTCCATAATCCTGAATTTGCATTACCACTATAATCTTCAACGTTAAAATCACCTGATACATTTGATTCAACATTTGTATAAGGAATTGGTTTACAGAAATTTAAATTATCTGCTTCTATATCTCCAAAATTAAATCCTAAGAATGCTTTTGAATTATAAGCTGTTCCAATTGTTTGTGTTGATTTGTAAGATGCAGATGGGAAAGCTACTGCAGGAATAAATGCATCTGCATTTACTGGGTTGAAAACTGCTCTAAATCCTTTAGGAGATAATTTTGGTGAATATGATTTACCTGATACTCCTTCTGCTACTTCTACTCTAACAAAAGTTGATTGATTTGGATAATCTCCTTCTGTTATTACTTTTGCAAATAATGTACTATAAACTGCTCTTCTGTCTCCAATTACTCTTGCTACATAATTTACACTGTCGGGGTCTAAAGTACAATTATTATATTGTTCTAAAATGACTGGTCTACTATCTTTATCTCCGAATTTTCTAACTAATACATTAAATGTACTATATTGTTCTTCTCCGTCTATATCTCCTGGCTCTTTTAAGCCTGTGATTGAAATTTTATATTGTGTGTTACATTCAGATCCATCATTTAAACAATGGAATTTAATTAGATTTTTAACTACACCACTTTGATAACCTGAAGTTATCCAAGGTGTTTTTGCATGATCATATCCTTCTGTGTAACTACTGTTATATGACATAGCTATTGATTGAGAAACTAATACTAATTCTCTGTCTGCATGTACTCCAGGATATCCTGCAGTATCTGTTCCTGCTGTAGACGTTACTGCTGAAGCTGTAGCTGCTCCAAATGTTGTTGAAATGTTTGCAATATTACCTGCTTCATCTGCTGTAACTGTTACCACATTATCTGTTGCTGTTGCTCCAAATCCTGTTATACCATCAATTGCTGTTGCTGTAGCAGTTGCTAAAACACTTGCCGTTATAAATCCATTGGTATCTACAGTTAATGCTGCTGTTTCTGTTAATGAACCAGATAAATCTGTATTAGCTGCTGCCGCATTAGTATTAAATCCTACTGTATGTGATATTCCATCAGATGTTTCTAAATAAAACGAACCTGTCGCTCCTAAAGCTGCGTTTTGTAAACTAGATGTTAAAATTGTAGCTGTAGCAGAACCTAATAATGTAATTGTATATACTTCTTGAGTTGTTGCTCCTGCTATATTAGTAGATAGTGTTTTAAAGTTTGTGTAAACATGAGCGTCGGCTACATACGTATTAGCTCCTGTTTTACTATTATTTGTATTAGTTCCTACTACTTTTGTAATATAATCAGCCTTTGTAGGTTTTAAAGATGCAGAGTATTGTTTTGCTGAACCAAATCCTGTTCCATTAAAATCTAAAGCAAAACTATCGGCTATTCCGTTAGTAGCAGCGAAAGTAGCTGTTGTAGTATCTAAACCTACATCTGATGAGTTTTGGGAAGGGAAAAATGTTGTTAGTAATACATTACCAGATGCTCCACTTACGGCTAATCCAACTACTCCTGTTGTTGCTGGAGTTAATGTTTGACCACCTCCACCTAAAACTCTTACTACAGTAACTGTTCCTGCATTTTTTAGATATTCTTTTACTGTTTGTGGTACGTAAGTTGTTGGAGATAAACCTCCAAATTTATTTTCAAATTCACTGAATCCTCTTCGGATTACTGTTGGTACGAATGCTGGTCCTTTTGTTGTTGGGCCTACTACAGCTGCTCCTATAGCTCCAATTCCTTGAGGTAAGAATGAAAGGTCGTTTTCTCTAGTAAATACACCTGGTGATACAATATTTTCTGCCATTTTGTTATATTTTAATTTGTTCTTGTTAGATTGTAATATTATCTGGGTATAAATATAAAAGCATTTTATAAACCAAACAGTTATAGGCGATTATTTTTATATAACCGCCTATTAACATTTAAATGGGGAGGAAAACTTAATCTACAGGATTAAATTCGTTGTTTTCTAAATCAAAAGTACCTTTTCCATACTTTTCAGTTAGCGATTGTGCTAAAGTATTTTCTTTACCTTTTAATTCAGATAATTGAGTTCTTAATTGGTTTTCTTGGGAAGATAAAGCTTCTCTATTGATTGCTATTTGTCCAAATCTAATAATTACTTGATCCATTTCTAATTGGATGTCTTTTAAAGATTTAACTTCTTCGTCTTGAAATTTTACTGATTTCTTTGCCATAACTTTTTTATTATTTTTTATTAATTAATTGTTAATCGGATATACATATATGTAGAAAATAGAAACCGTGTTTTTTAACCATCTAATTTTCGTTTATATCAACTATTACGTATTTTCTCATTTTAAGGTGTGT